GCGGTACCGGACGGGATCTTCCAGTCGATGGAACGGTGCCAGCCAACGCGGACTTTGTTGATGAGTAGCCCCGGGGGATCCTCCGGATATTTTTACGATGTATTTCGCAGAAATGATGGGAAGTGGAATACCTTTACGGTGACGGCTTTTGATTGTCCGCATATCCGGAAGGAGTGGATTGATGATCAGTTCGCCAGATGGGGCGAGGGTCATCCGCTGGTGAGGTCGATGATCTACGCGGAGTTCATGGAGGATGACGGGAGTTTGACGGCGGTGAAGACGATCGATTGGCAGAGGGTGGTTAGTGGCCCACCTAAGGAGGATACGGAGGGTCAGCCATTGACCGCGGGCTGTGACTTCAGCGCGGGAGGTGACGAGAGTGTTCTGGTTATACGCCAGGGTAATACGGTTAAGGGGCTGGTGCGGTGGCGGGATAAGGACACGATGGCCAGTGTGGGTAGGTTCATAGCGGAGTTCAGGAAGTGGAATCTGAAGGCGGCGGATATCTATGCGGATGTGGGCGGCATGGGTGTTGTGATGTGCGATGCGCTCCGGTCTGAGGGTTGGGATGTGCGGCGGGTTAACTTCGGGGAGCGGGCCATTCGGGATGATCAGTTTGTGAATAGGGCGGCGGAGATGTGGATTGAGTTCGGGCGGATGGTGGAGGAATCGAAGGTGAATCTGGGGCCGGTGGGAACGGACGAGATTCTATTGCAGCAGTTCGTGAGTAGGAAGGTGCGGACTAATGGTAAGGGGAAGCTGACGCTGGAGGGTAAGGACGAGTTGCGATCCCGCGGGGTGAATAGTCCGGATCGGGCGGATGCTATGGTGCTGGCGTTTTGCGGTGGTGGCGGGAAGCGGATGGATGAGTACCTGAAAGCATTGGGTGAGGATGGAAGGAGCTTGCTTGAAAGGATGGAGGATGAGATAGGTCCGGTGGAGGAAACTGGGTCTCCGCTTGCTGGATGCGAGGTTGGCGGGTAGGAAGAGGGGTATACATTTATGATGAGCGACAAACAGCGGAATTCGTTGCAGGGCCAGATTGTTGAGGCTGTTGCCCAGCGAAGCCCGTGGGAGATAAGGCAGACGCGGTGGTATGAGTTACGCCATCACGGATTGCGACGTACCAATAAGCCCTGGCCCAAGGCCGCGGATCTGCATTGGCCGCTCATTGATACGGCGATCGAGAAGCTCAAGCCGCTGTTCCTCCAGCAGGCGTTGGGCATGGATGTTGTGGCCAGCTTTGTTCCGATGCGCCAGCAGTTGAATGCGTATACGAAGGTGGCGGAGGACTGGTTCAATTATAAGATTCGGGACAAGACAAATTTTACGGACGAAGTCCTGAGCTGGGTGGATTACACGCTGATGAGCGGGCGCGGGGTGATCAAGTGCTTCTGGAATCCCGGTGATAAGCGGGTGGGGTTTGAGGCGATTGACCCGATGTATTTCATTGTGCCGGCATACACCGTGGATTTGCAGGATGCAGATTGGGCGGTGCATGTGATGCCGATGAGTGTGGGAGCGTACAAGCGGATGGCTGGGCAGTTCGGGTGGAAGAGCGATTCCAAGACGATCGAGAAGATTCGGGGTAATCCGCAGCAGGACGATAACGTCCCGGGGGCAGCGACCGAGGAAGACGCAAAGCAACTTCGCGAGGGTATCACTTACACGAGCAATACCGATGGGGTGATTGTGTGGGAGGTGTACAAGAAGCGGGATGACGGGGTGTGGGAGGTTTATCTGTACAGCCCCGCGGCAGTGGATATGGATCTGCGGGATCCGATGGAGTTGCCATATGATCATGGCCAATGTCCCTTCGTGGACTTCCCGTATGAGATCAAGGACAAGGGATGGTTCAGCCCGCGGGGCGTGTGCGAGATCCTGGCTCCGTTCGAGTTGTCCATGACCTCGATGTGGAACCATAAACATGATGCGATGACGCTGTATAATCGCCCGCTATTCCGAGCGGAACGGGAGCTGCCGAACAGCATCAACCTGCGGTTCTCGCCCGGGCAAATCTTGCCGTATGGCGTGGCCCCGGTCCAGATGCCGCAGCCCCCGGTGAGCTTCGATCAGGAGCTGAACCAGACTCGGGCGGTCGCGGAGAACCGGATCGGTAGTCCGGATTACGCGATGGGCAGTGCGATGGGCGGGGGTAGTGACCGGCGGACGGCGACCGAGATCCAGAGTATCAACGCTCAGGCGATGCAGAGCGGTGATTTGCGGGCGCGACTATTCCGTATGGCACTGGGCAAGATGTACCGGCAAGCTTGGGGACTTTATGTTCAGTATGATTCCAAGAGTTTACGATATCGATTTGCGGAGGACTCGCTGGATGCGGATCCGGTGGCATTGCACGATCAATATGAGCTGGAACCGAAGGGCGGTATGGACATGGTCAGCCGGCAGATGATGGTTCAGCAGGCCATTAACCGTAAGCAACTGTTCCAGAACAGCCCCTGGGTCGATCAGGTGGAGCTGGATAAGAGCATCATGGAGCTGGATGACCCGAGCCTGATCAAAAAACTGATACGGGATCCAGGTCAGAAGCAGCAGGATGAGCTGGAGGACGAGACCAAGACGATCCCGACACTGCTAATCGGCATCCCGGTGCCGGCTAAACCGGGTCAGAACTTCGCGGGCCGTATCGGTGTGCTGATGCAGTACCTGAATGGGGCGATCCAGCAGGGTCAGCAGTTCAGTCCGGCTTCCAAGAATGCGTTTATGGTGCGGATTGACAGCCTGTTGCAGGGGTACGAGCAGGTGGCGACCAATGAAGCGCGGAAATTGCGGGCTGAGATCCAGAAGTTCCTGACCAGCAGCGGTTTGTTGCAGCAGCAGCAGCCCCAAATGCCAATGCCGCCCGCCGTACCGGAGCCGCAGATGGCCCAGCCTCCCGTTCAATAAGCTATGACCTGCAAAGATTGCCGATATCGAGCCTCCGACAAGACCTGCCGGCGGTTTCCGCCCACCAGTAGGCCAACTTGCTGGCCCACTGTGCTGGATTTTGATTGGTGCGGAGAATTTTACGCTATGACCGCTATTATTGTGGAGCCTCAGCCCGTTTTGACCTCGATTCCGGTGCAATCACAAGCCCAAGCTCCGTTAATGGAGCAGCTTGAGGAGGGTGTGGCACCGAAGATCAGGTTCCAGAAGGCTAAGAGGCAGGAGAACATCAAGGAGTTGCAGGATTCACCTCTATTCCAATCTTGATATGGCCGAGTACCAAGGAAAGAAAGTATCGCTTGGCAAACCTTTCTACACACCGGGCGAGTCCAAGAAGAAAGCGGTGTACGTCCGCAATCCGAAGGGCACCGTGATCAAGGTTCGTTTTGGTGATCCCAATATGGAGGTTAAGAAGGACGATCCCGAGCGGCGGAAGAGCTTCCGAGCGCGGCACAACTGCGATACAGCGAAAGATCCTACGAAACCCAGAACTTGGTCATGTCGGGCTTGGTAAATTTATGAAAAAGAAATCGAAGTTCAGCAAACTGGCAACGCAACTCAAGAAGGAGGGCGCGGATGATCCCAAAGCTCTCGCGGCATACATTGGTCGCAAGAATCTTGGGGCCGCAGAGTTCATGCGCCGCGCCGCAGCCGGTCGCAAGAAGGCTAAGTGATGATCTCACTCATTTCACGAGTCCGCGCCGCATGGACTTTTGGCCGGCATCAATGCTGGGTCGATGCGCTTCCTTGGAACAGGGATGACGCGACAACCCTCAATAACTTTTTCAAGAGCGAGACCGGAAAAAAGTTCAAGGACGCTCTCCTGAACACTGTTCTTATGCAGAACGCTTCTGCAATTACGGACAGAAACCATTTGCAATACTCCTCTGGATTTGCAATGGGTCAGGCCAGTCTTGTGAAGGTCATCGAGATGATGGCCGACCGAGAATCAATTACGGGACAGGAAGATGATCCGGATTCTGTCACGAATACATAGGATCAAAGTTGCGGTTGCTGCGTCTGTGCGGACCAGCAAACGAATACAAGCACAATATGTCAGATGAAACAATGAGTGCCGATGCGATGCTCGCTTTGGCCAATGATCACGATGCTGGTGTCGATATCGACAGCCAACCACGGGAGCAGACTCAAAATAAAAACGAGTCAGCTTCGGTTGAGCAAGATTCCTCCAATGAGGGGAGTGCCAGTAAAGAGGTTAATGACCGCGAGCAAGATGATGTAGGCACGAGCAGTAAGTCAGAGACCGATTCAAAGGCCAAGCAGAAGGAGGAGAAGCCGAAGGATCAGAAGAGCAAATTCGCCCAGGATCAGAATCGAAAGACCAAGACCTGGGAACAAATCAACGCTGAGAAGGAGGCTATCAGGGCCGAGCGCGAGGCGGTGAGGCGTGAACGGGAAGAGTGGATCAAGCAACGGGAGCAATCCACGGTTGCTGATACCAATTCTTTTCGGGACGAGAAGGGTTACACTGCGGAGGATTACGAGGCTGCGGCCAAGGAATTCGATGCGGATGGTGACTCTCAGTTGGCCAAAGCAGCGCGAGCTAAGGCTGATGGCGTCCGTAAGACCGTGAGTGTGAAGCAGCAGCAGGTTCAACAGGAACGCTTTACGAGGACTTGGGCAGATAATTTCAACAAGTTGTCCGAGAAGGAGACTTGGTTGAAGGATCAGTCCAGTAACGAGTACAAGCGAACGGTTGAGTTGTTGCAGCGCATTCCGATCTTAACAACGCTGCCCAATGGGTTAGCCCATGCGGTAGAATTGATGAAGCTCCAAGATACTGCGGGTCGATTTCAGTCTGTAGAAGCCGAGAATAAGTCTCTGAAAGAACAGCTCAACAAGCTCCAGCAGAAGACCGCCATTGGTAAAAGCGTTCCGGCAGGACAACTCAAGACCGAGGAGAAAGATTTCTCACGGTTATCCATGAAGGAGCAAAGGGATGCGCTCATGCGAGCGACACGAGAGTTCGACCGGGAAAGCAACCAATAGCACAACCACAACTAAAATATGGCAGGCATTACTACTTCAACCACGCTAACCAGTCAGTTCCAGAACTTCTTCAGCAAGGAGCTTCTCTCGATCGTTCAACAAGAGACGATTCTTGATCAGTTCTCCATGAAGGCTCCGATCCCCAAGAACAATGGTAACAAGGCCATCACGATGTTCCGCTTCGGTGCGCCGAGCGTTGCTGATGTTAAGACGTTGACTGAGGGTACGGCGATTGGTTCCGCGAACTACCGCGCTCTTGTTCTCAACAGCCTCAGCAAGAGCCTCGCTCAGTACGGTCAGGTGATCGGATTGACCGACATCCTCCGCGCTACGGACCTGTTCAACTCACTCCAACAGGCCACCAAGACCTCCGGTCTGGACATGGCCCTCTGGGTTGACTCGGTCATTCGTAACACCCTGATCGGTTCTAACCTCACCGCCAGCGGTTCCTCTATCGGTTCCGCCGCTGAGGGTGGTGGTACGTTCGATAACTCGGATGCTTGTAACACTGCCGCTTCTTCCGGCGGTATTAAGGTGTACGGCAACCCTGCTACGCTGACCACTCAGACGTTCTCTGGTCTGAACAGTGCGACCACTGCTGCCGATGCCACGATGACCGCTTCTGCTGTCCTCGATTCAATGACCCGCCTGAAGCGTAACCGCGCTCCGATGATCAACGGTGGCTACGTCCTCGCGACCGATCCTCGCGTTGCTCGCGACCTGATGCGCGATGCCGATTGGTTGAACGCCTCCAACTACGGCAACAAGGGTACCCCGTTCTACAAGGGCGAGGTGGGTTCCATCTACGGTTGCCGCGTTGTCACTCAGACCAACTCGTTTGTTAGCACCGGCTCTGCCACTGCCGCTGATGAGTTCGTGTATCAGGCTTCCGCCGCGGGTGGCGGTCTGGCGGTTAGCAAGGACATCATTGCGTCCTTCTTCTTCGGTAACGAGGCGTTTGGTATCCCTGCCTTGACCGGTGATGATCCGTTGTCCCCGAAGGTTGTGATCACCGATACCCCCGACAAGAGCGATCCGTTGAACCAGCTCGTCACCGTTGGTGTGAAGCTCTACTTCGCCGCTCTGCGTTTGGCCGCTGGTAACACTGGCTCGACTGCTAACCCTGTCTGGTACTTGGTGCATCGTACGAAGACCTCTACCACGCTGTAATATGCGACCTAAGACGGCCACCATCATGGTGATTGCCGTCGGCCCAAAGGGGCATCGTCGAGAAATCGGTGGTGCCCCTTCTCATTCCGCTTGCGGATGTGATGAGGCTGACAACAATGCGCC